ATAGAAGCTACCAACAGGGCCTTGAACGCTTCTGGAGCCGACGCGACCGGCTGGACTACTATGTCCCGCAGTTCGCAAATTTAGGGGAACAGCCGGTAAAGAAGAAAGAAATCATGCTGACCGGTGACGCAACCGATGAAGAAACATTCGGTTACCAAGAAGCGTGGGCAGACTACCGAATGAAGCCAAACCGGGTGTCCGGCCTCATGAGAAGCAACGCGACCGGTACACTGGACTTCTGGCACTACGCTGATATATACAGTAAAGTACCAACGCTCAGCCAGGAATGGATGGCAGAGGGCAAAGCGGAGATTGCAAGAACATTGATTGTGCAGAGCGAACCGCAATTTTTCGGAGCCGTGCGAGTGGCAAACAAAACCACACGAAGAATGCCGCTGTATAGCGTGCCGGGCCTGTATAAACTGTAAGAAAGGAGGAAGCCCGGAGAAATCCGGGCTATTTTAAAATGGATCCATTAAGCATTATGTCAATGATCGGCGCAGGAGCCAACGCAATAGGAAGCATTGCAGGAGCAGTAAAAAACATAGGCGGCGCATTCGGTGGATGGGGACAGACAGGAAATTCACAAAGCCAAGGCGGCAGTATAAGCCAAGGCGGAGGACATTCAGAAAGTGGAAGCCAAGCAGGAACGAACATCGAGCAGGTGCAAAAATGGCTGGAAGGTGCATATCAATACCAAGCAGCCGAAGGAGAAAGGCAAAGTCAGTTCAATAGCAGCTCCATGTTAAAACAAATGGGTTACAACACCTTAAGTGCAATTGCACAAGGCATTTATAACCACATCGAGAACGCAGCGGCAATGAATTTTAACAGCACCGAAGCCATGAAAAACAGAGAATGGCAAGAAAGAATGTCAAACACGGCCTATCAAAGAGCCGTAGAGGACATGAAAAAAGCAGGAATAAATCCTATACTAGCATTCGCAAATGGGGGCGCGAGCACACCCGGAGGAAGTGCGGGAACCATAAGCGGCGCAAGTATAGGGCTTGCAAGTAGTAGCGCACTAGGTGTAAGCAGAAGCGGGGGATTTGTACCAAACGCATACAGCAGTAGCAGTTGGAGCACATCAGACTGGTACAACGCGGCGCAAAGCTGGCAACAGATGCTAAGCGAAACGCACTTGACACCTTACGGAATGCAAAAGGCACTAACGGAAATCGGAAACGAAACCGACAAAGCAACCGAAGAAGCAGTTGAAAAAGTAACGCCAAGACAGGGCAGAAAGCGAGAATTCACAAAACCGCAGAACAAAACGGGAGATTATGGCGAAAAAAGGAAGCCAGGTGACTATTTAAGATGAGTTGTTACAAGCCACTTATAAGGCTGTACAACCCGGAAAACAGAGAAATAAGTGGGCGGGTGATGTCACTCGCCCACTTTTCTGAATTAGCCGGGAAACAGATGAAATATGAAGATTTAATATATGACCCAAAAGTAATGTTAATACCATGCGGAAAATGCATCGGGTGCAGAATACGGCAGAGAGAGGACTGGACAACACGCATAGAGCTAGAGGCCAGATCATGGCCAAAAGAAGAAGTCTGGTTTATCACACTAACTTATGATGATGACCACGTGCCGGGAATGATAATTAAAACCGGTGAAATCATGCGTAAGGTTCAATACGTCTGGAAGCCGGGAGAAAAGGCGCCAGAGAGCGTGCAAACATTGCTATATCCAGATATGCAAAAGTTCTTAAAACGTCTCAGGAAGGCTTACGGGAGCCAACTACGCTATTTCTGTGCGGGAGAGTACGGAGAGCAAACAGCAAGACCACACTATCACATGATATTGTATGGATGGCAACCAAAAGACTTAAAGCAAATCTATAAAATAAGGCATAACGGATATTATACAAGTGAATGGATGTGCAATCTATGGGGAATGGGTCAAATCCAGATAGCACAGGCAACACCCGAAACCTATAGATATGTTGCGGGGTACGTCACAAAAAAGATGTACGAAATAGACGGAAAAAAAGCTAACCAATACTACGAGCTAGGCCAGCAAAAACCATTTGCATGTATGAGCCTAAAACCGGGACTTGGCGATTCCTACTATCAAGAGCACAAAGAAGAAATATGGCGAAAAGGCTATATTCAATGCACCAACGGAAAACAAGCACAAATTCCGCGATATTACGAAAAAATGATGGAAGCAGAAAACCCAGAACGATTATGGAGAATCAAGAGGAACCGACAGAAAGCAGTAATCGAACAAAACCGACTAAAGTATGAAAATGCAGATTTTGAAGAGGACTTAAAGACAAAAGAAAGAGTTATCAAAAAGTCTGTAAAGCTCCAAAAAGGCGGTTTATAAGATTTTGGTGTCACCTAGCCCAGTACCTATCAAGTAGGTACTGGGCTAGAGCCGTTTAAAGGCTCCATGTATCAGTCTAGGCAGTGATTGAAATTAAACAATATCCCGGGGCCGCGTTCCGCTCGCGTCCCCGGACCCCTATTGGCACGGCGTCGCGGCTGACTGATCAGCCGCTGACCGCGCTGAAATCGCGCGGACGCCGGTTCGCGCTAAAGCGCTCAAAGGTATGCGCGCGCATACGCGCACGTAGACGCGCACGCACGCACGCGCATATATTTATTAACTTGTTGTAGTCGTAGTAGTAGAGGTAGTTGAAAAGTTGAAAACCATTAAAAAATAACACAATAACGTTTCTTTATGAAAGAAACTATTGTTAAAAGAAATGTTAAAAACTTGTTGAATTGTTAAAATACTCTATTGTGATAAAGTTTAACAATGTGGAAAAGTTGAAAACTATGTGGAAACTGTTGAAAACGCCTAACGGCGAAATCACCGAAATTTCAAAAGTTGCTAACGCAACCCTTGAAAATTCGGAGATTGAATGATACAATACCGATAGAATACAAAAAAAGGTGAATCGCCATGGAAATTAAAGCATATGTATTAGACGAACAAGCAGACGTCAAAATCACAAAACACTTCAAAGTAAAAGAATTCGCGTGTAAAGATGGGTCACCAATTGTCTTTGTAGACGAGTGTCTAGCAATCCTGTTAGACATCCTACGCGAGACAATTAAAAAGCCAGTAATCGTAACAAGCGGATATAGAACGCCAGAGCATAACAAAAAAGTAGGTGGAGCAAAATACAGCTACCACACGCGCGGCATGGCGGCCGATATCACCGTGAAAGACATGACGCCAAAGGAGGTTGCAAAAGAGCTTGACAAGCTGGCGCCAAACTCTTGCGGCATCATCGTCTATAAATCGTGGGTGCACTTTGACACTCGCAACAGCAAGTACAGAAAGGGGGTATAAACCATAGCACTTATCAACGTTAAGGACGTCAAGAAGGCAATCGACATTATGCTGCAAATCCTAGACCGGCTCGATGAAATCTATCACGCGCTGAAGGACGCGACGAATGAGAAGGAGTAACAACCATGGACCTGCACAAAAGCTGGAACGTAAGAGACCAGACCGAAAAAGAATTGTCTGAACTACTTGAAAAAAAATACAAAGAAATCAACGCGCAATATAGGCTCTTGCGCAAGATAGCGGACATAGAAACCGCAAAGAAGATGCTAGACGAAATCTGGCACTTAAAGAGCTTTACAAACGCAATAGAACTTGAACTTATCAGAAGGGGATTCTACAATGGCATATCGTAAGAAAATGAATATGCGAAAAGATAAACACATGTTCAACGTCACCGCACGAAAAACAAAGAGTATCAACCTAAGTCAGAAGCCCATGCGCGGAGGCATCCGACTGTAAAGAAAGGACAAAAACAATGATTCATTCGTATTACGGTATCTGGGACAGAGTAGCAAAATGCTATGCATGGGTTGGCGAGAGCAAGAATAACGCAACGTTTGCGCGAATGTGCGATGTAATGGCAAAGGACGAAAAAACCTTTATCGGCCAAAGTCCGCAGGACTACACCGGGTTCAAATTGGCCAACTTTGAAGACGAACTAGGAACCTTCCAGAACGACGCGGAAAAAGTATGGGAGGGCAAGCCGCATGAATAAACGATATGAGGAGGGGCGAAAGCCCCTCTTTTCCGAACCAGGCAAAAACGAACGAAAACAATACGTCTGGGCAAAGGACAAGGACGGCAAGGAGTACTTGCAGGAAACCGAAAGCATCGACGTGCAGGCCGAAATTGAAAGCTATGCAGACGAATGTGACATCAAGAACATTGTCAGGAAAGCAAGTTTCGACCCGGCCTTTATGGCAAGTCTGTCACAGGGAGCACTATCCAAAGAAGAAATGCCAATCACGGACATTACCGGATGGCCGCAGAACGTGCACGAGTATCACCAGATGATGGCAACGGCACAGGTAAAAGCCATGAAGCTGGAAGAGCTGAAAAAGGCACAGGAAGCCGCACAGGAAAAGGTGCAGAAAGAGGAAGCAAATGAACAGAAATAATGAAAGACATTTCCTTCAAATCCCGGAAATGCACGCAAGCCGAACAAGATTTAATCGCGACCAGACTATTCTAACAACATTTGATTCCGGAAAACTGATTCCATTTTTCGTGGACGAGGTATTACCGGGAGACACTTTCCAGGTAGACACGACAGCAATCATTCGCATGAGCACACCGAAATATCCGGTCATGGATGATGCATTTATTGACTTCTATTACTTCTACACGCCAAATAGAATCTTGTGGGACAAATTTAAAAATTTCATGGGTGAAGTTGAGGAAACACCATGGATGCCAACAATAGCATATAAAGTACCACAAATCAAAATCAACGGCACAACTGAAAAGCCTGCACCAAACGAAAAGTCAATTTTGGACTACATGGGTGTGCCTACGAAAATCAATAAACCATTCACCGTCAATGCATTACCAATCCGAGCATATGTAAAAATCTGGAATGAGTTTTTTAGAGACGAAAACGTAGACAACGCGGCAGTTCTGAAAAACGATAGCAAAGACGTGACTTACAATTTCGACGAAGAAGCAACAGAAACGCTGGAAAAAGACCTGAAAAACGCAGTACTGGGTGGAAATCTACTTCCGGTAAATAAATACCACGACTACTTCACATCCTGTATGCCTTACCCACAACGTGGGCCGGAAATTAACCTACCAATGTCGGGCAATGCACCGATTTACTGGGCAGACGGAACAGACAATCCGTTAGTAATCGCAGACCTGGAAAATACCGGAATCTGGAAAGAAGGAGCAGGAGGATATCTATACCGCACAGGAAACGAAATAATGACCCAAGACTATGAAAACGTAAACGAAAAAGCACGCGCAGTCCTGGGAACATTCAATGGGTCACTAAAATTAGGCGAACGGATGACGGCAGACTTAAGTGCCGTAACAGCGGCAACCATCAACGAATTGAGAAATGCCGTAGCAGTACAACAGTACTATGAAGCACTGACTAGAGGTGGCAGCAGGTACCGCGAACAAGTACGCGCATTATGGGATGTAACAATCAGTGACAAGACCGTACAAATCCCGGAATATCTGGGAGGCGGCAGATATCAAGTCAACGTAAACCAGATTGTGCAGACCAGCGGCCAACAGACGGAAAACGATACACCCATCGGTGAAACAGGTGCGGTGTCCGTAACACCTATCAGAGAGAGCTCTTTTACTAAAAGCTTTGAAGAACACGGCTTTGTCATTGGCGTCGCATGTGTACGGCACAATAGAAGCTACCAACAGGGCCTTGAACGCTTCTGGAGCCGACGCGACCGGCTGGA